GTTTCAATCAGTTGTGAATCTGAAACATTATTTAGCGTTCCTGCCGCCCTTCCGCCAATCTTTACCCCGTAGCCTATGAACCTAACGGCCGGATCGGCCGCCAGTAAATCCATCGCCTGAGTCAGCTCCTGCTTCACAGCAAGCCTTCCTCTTCTAAAATATGAACAGCGTGGAATGCGCTCCTAGCCATCTGCCCGCGTTTGGTAAATATGACTGTTTCGGTATCCGCACAGAACAGGTGAAAAGCGTCCTTGTTATGGACGTTAAGGCATGGCCAGCTCGGCCCGGTGGAAGTTCCGATTACGGCTTTTGCCTTGGCTGCGGTGGCTCCGATCCAAGTCACATTCTTGCCATCAAACGCTGGGCATAATCCAGTAGCGGCTGTGCTAATCACGCGATGTCCCTTGCTAACTAGCTTAGATACTAGGACGCGAAAATCGTCGGGATTGAAGTTTGTAAATTGACCAGACAGCCCGGGCGAATTAATCACCACAATGTCGAAGTCTGGCGCCATTGGCATAAACGAATCCAAGGCTGGATAATCAAACAGGAGATCATCGAGTTTTTGGATCGGATTCTTGACGCACATCCTGCTGGCCAGTTCCTCAAACCAGTCTAAATGAAATTTTGCAAAGTTTAATTTATCGGCGTGACGCTGCCAATATCCGCCTGCATTCCGCCAAGAATCAATGCTATCGGCCGGCGCCTCGCTGATAGGGCGAATGCGTAGCCGTAAAGACATGTCGCTGCGCAAGGCGTCGATTTCCTCAAACTTACACAGCTCTGGATTGTGGTAGTGCGTGATCTCAAGATCTGGATTTTGCAGGCATAGCCGACGTAGAAAATTTAACTGCACTAGGTTGTCCCCCAAACGCAGTGCGTTGTGGGTATGGATCACGGATTGCGATCCTTAAATATCTTCTCGCCTCGCTCATAGTTTTCTTTGGCGTTGTGCCGTTTAAATTCCGCGTCCTGAGTTGCCCCGGTGAACAGCGGATTATTGTGGGTAAAGACGATATCTTTTGCGGGTATGACTACGCCCGCTTCGGCGGCTCGTTTGCTAAATTCGTTGTCGCTAAATATGCCCGAGCAGGCGTCATACTCAGGCGCAAAGAGTGTGCCCTGCTGTTTTAGTCGGGCCTTTGTTAAAATTGCCATGCAAAGCAGATCGTCCTTACGGTGGCCGTCAGAGATTGCGAGCACTGCGGGCTTGCTGGTATCGCCCAAGCGTTCGGTGATGATTGCGTCCCAGTGCAGAGGAGGATCCCAATCGTCAGATCCTTGTATAATGATCTCGCCCCGGGCTATGGCTGCGGCTCGATTCCAAGCGGCAATGCAGCCGCCCTCCCCTTTGACTAAGTTCCAATTTTTCAACGGCTCAGAGCTGGGGTCGTTATTGTCGCATGAAAAGATCCACTCGACCGAGGCAGGATCTGCTGCCTTTTTCATCCATAGGATGCGGGCGTTGATCGCTTCTTGGGGTCGACCGCGGGTGGCGTGGCAGACGCTAATCTTTACCGGCTTCTGCGCTCTCCACATTTTCTCGATCTTATCGGCTTCGGTGGTATCGCCCACAGCTCGGCAGGCCGCCAGATAAAGATCGATGCACTCAAAGTCATAGACAGTGCGTTGGGCGTTCCAGATCTTTAGGCCCGGATCGGGCTGAACCATCGCAGATTTTAATAAATGATAAGCCTGCAACCATGCGCCCACGCTGGCCTCTTCCCTGGCTAAAAAGTAAATGGCTTCCCTGCGCCCAGGATTCATCTGATGCGCTTTGTGGTATAGGCCAATCCTAACGGTGCGATCCTGAGTTGCGGTGGCCTCATTGCAGGCCGCTTCGTAAGCCAGCGTCGCCTCTTGCCCCGGCCAGATCGCGGCCACGTGCGACCATGGCAGAGACTCGTTTCGCTTATTGCCCAGAAAAAGCTCCTGCTGAAAGTAGTAAGCATACTTGCCCGCCTCACTAAGCTGGCCCTGCAAGATGCGTAGATTGCGGTCGGCGCTGTTTGGTTTGTAACCGCCAGGGTGATGCTCCACCCACACCTGCTGCTCCCCGATAGATTCATAGCCCGGAAGGGGTAGGAGCGCTTCGTGTACTGCGTAGTGCCACCGGCCCGACCATTGCCCATCCTCTAACCGCTTAACCATTCTTTCCCTGACTGGGGTTAATTTGGCGTTTATAACGTTATAAACGCCTGCGTAGATGCCGAGCTTGGGATTCTGTTCAAACGCTTCTACGGCCCTTTTAAGAGCGTTTTTGAGGTCTTTATGAGGCAGGTCATCGCAATCCACCCAGAATGCGTAGTCGCCGGTACACGCATTCAATGCGCAGTTCCTAGCGGCGGCAAAGTTGTCGATGTGTTGCCATGACGCTGCGGCCGGTGCGTTGTGATACTCGACTATTTTAGCCCCTGACTTTTCCGCTATCGACCGGGTGCCGTCATCAGGCCGGCCACCCTGCGCCATGCACACGACTATCTCGCTGCACACAGGCTGAAACGCCTTGAGGCAGCGGTCGATAAACTGGGCCTCATGGCCGGCGATCAGGTAAAGGGAAATTTTAGGATTTCGAGTAGCCATGCTAAAACTCTCGCAAGCCCAAGACGTAAGAGCCGATTGAAGTATCTAGGGTCACGATGCGGAAACTGACTGAGTTGGCTACTAGGACTGAGCCGATCGTAGGGGCCGTAGCGATCCCTGTAATATCGATGGTAAAAGTGCTATTAAGATCTAGATCGAACCCGCCCAGCTCGACCCCTTCCTTGCGTGTAGTCGTGGAAAGAATGCCCGTGACGCTTGTCGATCCGATGGTCGCCACCGTGCCCGTCTGTTCGTAAAGGGCGGCCAAACTTTCTTTGAGGCATTCCGTAAATTCAGACATGAGAGGATTTCTTAAAGTGGAAAGGGCGGTGAGCCGATTGGCCCACCGCCCTCCCCGAGTGAATTAGCTACCGTTGATACGAACCAAGCTCGCAGGCTCTCCGGCTTTCACGCCGTAGATTAGGGCGTAGGTGCGTTGGAGCATGCCCTTGACCACGTCGTAGTTCTCACGAACTTGGACGGACAGGCCGGTGCGGGGTTCCGTTACCACGCTGATGTCTCCGGGAATCGGGACGCCAGTAGGAACTTCAGGAACGCGGGCCGCGATCAACAAGGCTTCCTGCTGGGCGAAAAATCCGCCGAGCGTGATGCTGTTGGAGGGCACTGCGCTGTACTGGTTAATGTTGAATCCAGCCACGTTGCCGATCCCAGCCGTGCGAACGAGGTCGCCAGTGATCTGGGGATTGGCCACGACAGTGCTGTCATTCAAGAGCGCACCGTAGAAGCTGGGGTTAAGAACAGCGTACCGGCCGTTGACCGGGGCGTTGTTGTTGTTGAGGGTGATTCCGGCCGACACTACCGAGCGGTAGGAGAAGGCGCTGGAAGCAACCGTCAATGCGCTGGTGAAGGTGGAGGAAGTCACAAGGGCCAACAGATCCCCAACCATTTGCAACCCGAGGGCGTGCGCGGCTGCGCCGGCGAAACGCTCGATCAGATTGATGTTGGAGCTGGTGCGCTCTTGATCGTCCACAGAGTACGAGACGTGCTTGAACTTGTTGAGAGTGATCTGCACATCCGTCTGGGTTGTCGCAGTCGCTACGTAGCCGTTAGCCTGCGAGTAGTCCTGAGCGGTCGTCGCAGAGATGCGGTGGGTAAAGACTGATGCGTTGTATTTAGCCGCTTCGCTGCTGAAATCCGTGACGGAGTTTCTGAGGAAGCTGTAATCTGCCACGAGGATCTCGAGAGCCCTCTGAGCGATTACATTGGCATTCGTTGTTCCGATTGTGTTGGCCATTGTAGTGTTCTCCTAGTGGACTGGATTACAGTCCGAGTTTGCGGAGAAGTTCCGACCGACGGGTCGGATTCTTTTCCGCGTTGAATTGATTGAGGATTTCTGCCCGGCCGAGCGGTTGGCTCGATTCAGCGGGAACCGCCACTGCGCCAGCAGCGTCGGCCTTGGCTTTTTCCAAAGTGGTCACGGCCTTTTCGTCGGCCTTTTCGTCAGTCTTTGCGCTCATCTCTTTTTTCGTCATATCTTCAGATGGCATCTCGGGCGCTTCGACTACGTCAGAAGCTGCGTCGGCTTTCATCAGCGCGAGTACTTCTGTGAGCATCCCAGCGATATCAATCAAGGTAGGTTCGGCCATTTTTTCCTCAGGCTTGTCAGCGGGCATCTCAGCCAGTTCGGCTTTAGGCGCTTCGACAGCTGCGGGAGTTTCAACGACAGGAGCTTCGGGTGCGGAAACTGCCACAACGGCAGGCTCGCTAAGCTCTTTTTTGACTTCGACGGGTGCTTCGTTCATTTGAAGTTTTTTCATGTCAACTGCTGTGAAGGCAGAAAACATGCCTGCGGGATTGGCGGCTGGCGTACTTACCACGCTGATGTCGTAAATTTCATCTACCCTGGCGAACCGATCGCCTGCTACTTGTTCCGGTACTCCGCTAAAGGTAAGGGACAGGCCAAACCCTTCAGGCAGTACGTTCGCAAGGTGCTGAACAAATTGTGCCTCGTTGGTGTTAAACAGAGTGAGGTCGCCCATTAGTCGGTCGCCTTCGATCTTAAATCCATCGATATACCCCAAGATTCCAGACACTTCCGCACCGTGGCCCATAGTTACTTTGATGCGCTTCATGGACAACGCCACTGCCAGCGCTTGTTCGAGTGAAGTTTGATCGATCAGTAGGTTGTGCCCCTTGGCCTCGCCTACTGTTAAAATGGATACGTCAGAGAGTTTGTTGGCCATGCTGGCCAACAGGTGTCAAATTAGTTACGGCTAAATACGGGACTAGGAAAGATGGGTGCAGATTGGACGGGTTGCCCAGGCTCGGGTGGCGTGTGCATGTCTTGGATTGCCATGTTGATGGCCGCCGCGAATCCCTCGGCTTCTTCTAGTTTTTTCATGTATAGCATCTGATTGTTTAGCCCACCAAACTTTAGCTCAACGTATGGGCGTTCGTATTTTTGCAGTGTTTTCCATAAGATTACGGCAGAACCCAAAAGAATAGTTCCGCCAAAAATCGGGCTACTTGTGGAGATGCAAGATATCCCAAATAACAGCCCGAACACTGAAAGAATGATCCACATTAAACACGCAAACTGCCCGCTTTTATCCTTGCCGTAGCTTGTGCCAATAATCGATCTGAGATTATAGGTTTGATTATAGGGGGCGCCTACTGAAACGACTTTGCCGACTACGCTAATCGTGCCGTCATCGTAGTAAATAACATCCGATGAATTACCGTCCACGCCCTAATCGTATGGGCGGCTAGTGTGCGTACAACTACTTTTTACGGGTAGTTTTTGGCTTCTTGTCTTTTAACCCGACTGCCTTGGCAACCATATCCAGCTCCTTAGAGGAGAGGTTAAAATCTGGATCGTCCTTCATTGTAAATGATTCCGATAAAACCTTAATTTCTTGTTCTAGCTCTTTGACTGTTTCTGGCCCGTTGGCCGATAGTTCCGCGTCTGGCCCAGCGTTCGGATCTTTCTCAGGATTGACAGGCGTAGGCTCGTCGATTGCGGGCGCTTCTTCCACTACTTCCACTGGGGCCGCCACGTCAGTCTGCGGGGCAACTGTCCCAATCGATGCGACAAATTCACGCTCTTTAGCAATCTGTCTGACCTGTTCTTCCCAATCTTGGCCTAGCTCCCCGTAGTAGTCTTGTAGGCTAGACAGGCCCGCCTTGTAATCCTCGCGTGCCTGCATGGCCTCGCGGGAAGCGTCCACGGTCAGAGACTTCGGTGTCTGCCACGTTACTTTTGCGTAATCTTCAGCAGCGGGTAAATCGCCGTTTGCAATCGCTCCACCGATAAAGAATCTCCACGCACGATTGCAGAATCTGTCGATGAGTAAGCGTTGCCGTTGTTCAAATCTGCGCTGCGCCTTCGCTACAATAAACCGCATCCCTGCGCCACCGACGCTGGCTGGGTCGTAAACAAATTCAACGGGCAATCCAAGGCCCATGGCCACGTCGCGAATTAGGAACTTGGCGAACGGCTCAAATCCTGCGTGGGGCCGGTTCGGCCCGATCATCTCAATCTTTTCGCCAGGTGAAAGGCGTGGGATGGTCGCTGACGAGGTGATCTCCTCGCGGGCGATGGTGCTTTCCCCGCTGTCCTGTGCCTGCACTGTTCCAAAAAATCCACCCTGCCCGGCCAGCTCGTCGCCTTGGTCGGTTGTGATGACGGCCGCAATACTGCCCTGCAATTTCAAAGCGTCCTTCTCAAACTCGCCAAGCATTTTTAAATCGCGGACATGGTTGAGTGCGCGAGCCAGTGAAGATCCGCCCCGGATCTGATCGGGCCGTTCCAACTCCATTAAATGAATTACAGTCTCTGCGCCCAGCTTGCGATACAGCTCGCCGGTCTGAACCAAATAAGCAGTTGGCTCGCCGAGCTTGCCAAGGAATACGCCATCTGATGTTCCGTAATCATCGCCCTCACACACTCTGTGCCCTTCGACGATTTGCAGCTTGCCCTTCTCTGTCATCACGACGAACACGTCTCCGTCCACGTCGATAGATCGGGAAAGCGCTAGCAGCATATCCGTCCACGTCATTCGTCCTGTTACTTCGGGTGACGGCACTACCACATCCCGCCAGTATTCCTCGCACAGTCTGCCGAAATCTTGGTCTGCTCCGCGATACTGTGGCCTTAGTCCTGGGCCAATCGAATAAGTGGCGATCGAATCCACCGCCCCTTTGATCAGTCCCACGTTGCGGTACATGTGCCGGGCGAGCTTTAGCAGCTCAACCCGTGTCGCTTCGTTTAGATCCAGCCGTGAATCGCGGGCATGTGCTCCGTAAATGACGGGCCGTTTGCGGGAAAAGCCTGCACCCTCGTAAGGTTGGAACGTGCTGATGCCTGCACCAAATCCAGCGCCAAACGCCTTAATGCCTGCACCTACCCGAGCCACTAATGAAAGTTTCTGCGCCATAATCAGCTATCCAAAATGTAAGAAAATGAGGCGCTGGTGCGTGTGACCTGTACGCCGTTTAGGTAATCGATGGCGGCTTGGAATAGCTCAACCCGTTCAGTGGGTTTTAAGTCAATTTGAAAGCTGGCTGATTGCCCGCCTGCTGAAGATCCTACCAGCGCACGACCCGATGCTGCGCCCGTCATTGCCGCGTTGCGGTCGGTAGCGAGTTGGACTAGGGCGCTTGCAGTAACTCCAGAGGCTTGTGCCAGGTAGTTCACAGCAACTGCCCGCGTGAGTCTGCGGGAGATAGCCATCACGTCGCAACAGGTGTCAACGATTCTTCGTCTAGCGATGCGGTTGGCCTAATGACTTTTCCATAGACGGCAAAGCCAGCTAGGTATGTTTCGCAATCGTATAAGTGATCCTGCCTGCTTTTAATTCGTATCCATTCATAGTGATCACGACCTGTCTTGCGGTTTATCCTATGCACCTTTTTGTGGCTGCTCATGTGCTCCCGATAATCTGCGCTTACGTCGTGTGCAATTTCCCAGCTTGGCCCCTGCCCTCTTCTCAACCATGCTAACAAATCCTGACAGGCTGGTGAGCTTAACAGCAAAAGCATACAGCCTGCGTCAGTAGGTTGCTCTGCTGAGTGAACTGACTTCATTCGCCCGCGTGGCGTTTCAATCCAGTAGGCCGGGCGTTCTTCGCCCTTTAATGCAGTCCACTTATAGCGGGCGCAGATTCGATAGGAGTCTTGCGTCTCATATCCGCTATCCATTGCCGTGTGCTTTGGTTGAACGCCTAATGCGTGCAGGTGTTGCGCCACGTCCTCGATCGTTCTTGCCCGGCCTTCATCGATCAGCCTGCTCGTTCCGTCCCTAGCAAACGCCCTTACCACAAACCAATACTCGTCGATCTGTCTGTCTATGGCCGCAAGTTTAAGATGTTCCGTTTCCCAATTCTGCTTTTTCGCAAAGGCGCCAGCGGGAATGTCGACGGTTGTATCACTATCGAACTGATCCTCCCACGGCATAGCGCTCCACCCATTCACGAATCCTTGCAAGCCGTGTAGGTAGTGTTTCTGCGTTAGGAACTGTTTGGCGCAGTCGGCAATGGTTACGGTTGGCGAGTACCAGCTAGGCAGTCGCATGCTTCGTCGCCCGCGCTCTGCGTTCGGATTTGCCGCCACCCACTTACCCTGCTCGACGGCCGAGCGTCTGTGCCCTTCCGTCCATGGCTCGTTGCACTTCGTACAATGGTAAGCGGCCGTGTCTGCGACTTTCTGTAGATCCCACTTCCCGTCAGCATTGCGTGCACTGTCTGCCCATCGCACTTGCCCGAACTCCATCGCTTGAAATTCTCCGCAAGCGTGGCAAGGGACGTGAAAAGTTTCCTGCGTTCCTGCCTGATAGTTCTGCCAAATGTCGCCCGTTGAAAGTGTGGGTGTGCTAGTCAGTACGTGCTTGCGGTTTGGAA